TAATATTTTCTTTGATTAAGTTTGGTAGATAATCGCCAAACTTTGGTTTAATGCTGATAAAGACTTTTCCATATTGTGGAGGAACTAACTCTTCACCACCAAATACCGAAATAGACTCTGTTTCTGGGTAAATCTTTGACGGAATAAGAGTTTCGTAGTCATTTGCCGTCAGTGCTCTGTTTTGAGTCGCGTAAATCCTTGGAGCAAACTTTTTAATCGATTCTACGGTCTCAATGTTCTCTCCACCTGCAGAAACCACTCCAGGGGTCACCAGAGACACCCCAGAGGTGACATTAAACTCAGTACTGTTCCTGGTATATGTTAGTCTACCTGAGAAATTAAACTGACTGATACCATTTGCAGCATCACCATTATTGACAATGTAATTTGCAGTTATATAATTACCTTCTTCAAGTGCTTTTCCAAAAACTCCGTCTCCAAAGATGAGTTCGTATCTTTCATCTTCAATTTCTTGAATATAATAGACTTTTGAGTCAGAGTTAATTTCAAACAGACTATCTTGTAAACTATATTTAGCTGCAGCAGTTGAAAATTCATTATTTTTAACTGTAACTCGAATTAACTCGGTATCAATGCCAGCATTTGGTAAAATAAACTTCTGATTTAGGTTTGTAGAGGAATATATGAAGTTAGACTCTAAAAGAACACCCTCATAAATCTGAAGATCATCAAAAGATGCAATTCCATCAAAAACTGGAACTGTGACATCTTCTAAAATTGAAAATACAAAAGATTGTCCTGCAAATGCTCCCGATGATGCTGCAACAACACCTTTTTTCAGTGTAAGAGTTGCGGGAGTCGGTGTAATCGAAGTTGTATCAACAAAAAAACTAATTGTTACTAATGCTGACTTTCTTGACCTGGGAACATATCCAATATTTCGTGCAAGTGAGACAATATTTTCTCTTAAAGTCGCACTATCAATAAAAACCTCATTAGCAACCATATTTGCGTTGTATGAGGTGATATAAGTGTTGTATGCCAAAACATCAACGATTGTTGAAAGGTTGGACCCTTCAAAATCATAGTCAGTAAAGTCAGAGTTTGACCTTAGATACTCTTTTAGTGATGTTTTAACCTGTTCAAAGTCCAGGTTAGAGAAATTGACTAATGGCATTTTACCTTGTGGGTTGCAACACGAATTCTAATTGCTGTGCAGGTACATCTGCACCAATGATGTCATATACTATCTGTACATCAAACTCATTGCTCTCAAAATTAGGACGAGTTTTGACAGATCTCAATCTCACTCTTGGTTCATTATTTCTGATTGATCTTTCTATTTCATCTTTAATAGATGATGCTGTTAGATCATCCATATTATCAAATAATAGTTTAGAGATTCTTGAGCCAAATCTTTCATTAAAAAACTTTTCTCCCGGGAGGGTAAATACAATATTTTTAACTGAACGAGCAATTGCACTCTCATTTTTGATTGCAATTAAATCATTAGTTAGTGGATTAGACTTAAAGGACATGCTAACGTCCCTAAAACCTTGACTTACCCTCTCTAAAGGCACAACAATACGGCAATTATTACTTATTTATCAACCAAAAAGTGGTTCTGGATCACCCTCTGGATCAAAAAGTTCACTCTCTTTGATTTTATCGGTCTTTTTTGGGGTAATCTTGTCGTTAGAGATCTCTCTTAGCATTTTTTGATGCTGTTCATTTGCCAAATTTTCTAAAAAATCGTTATTCGGAGTCATTTTCCTCTTTTTCAGGTGAATTTTCGCGTTCTTTTGCTGTTTTCCAAAAATATTCGTCTTCACGACCCATACCAAGACGTTCAAAACCGTTTTCAACTTGATAATATTGAGTCGAAACCTTAAAATCAGGCATCTTTGGCTCAACAGGAGTCAGACTGTTGTCATAGATACGCATTCTATTGTTTGGATAGAGTGCATACTGTCCATTTTCCAGTTTAATGAGGTTATGAGACTTATGTTCAGCTGGGTTTTCGCTTGTTGCATAGTCAACTACCTCAGGATCCTGATGATAATTGTCTAAAGTACAAATATAGGTGCCTTTCTGAATCCCATAGTCTCTTGTATATAGTTCATAGTCCATAGAACCAATGAATTGCTTTGTTACAGAGACTACTCCATAGTCCATACAGTTCCAAAACTGTAGATTAGGTAAATTCATATCAGGGCTTGGTGTCTCTGGTGCTGAGACAAATGCGCTGATGGGTAATTTGTCATACATTGCAGCATACTCTGGTAAGTATGTCTCAAAATAAAAAGTGCGCCCAGGAATCGACTTTGCCGATACCCAGACGCCTTTGACAAATTCACCATGACCGCTTTGATGGTCCGTAAGATATTCTTTACGTACCCAGACCTCTACCGAGGGGAGGTTGCAAATAAGTGCTGCCATTATGAATTAATGTATCTTTACTTATTTAACCTCTTCCTTGACCACGATATCGTTTCTTCCCTTTATTACGAGAAGTCGCGGATAACAGAGTATACTGTGAGTTCCCTTGCCGAGTTTTCTTCGGCTTGCCTTTGATATACGTGCCGCCTTTCATCATCATAGTTCAGTACCTCTTAAATAACGCGAGTTTTTTCGTGACCAACTCTGATACGAGGATCGCACCAGATTTCATAACCTGATTCCTTTGCATCAAGACAGAATGAGACATCCTCACCGCACATGTCTTGAACACTTCCACTCTCAAAGACTTGCATCTTAGGAGCAAACCAAGGATATTCCAGATTCTCAAAGACACCCTTCTTAATGAGTACCCATCCAAAACCTGTATAATCCACGGTGAAGGGCTTACGACGCTTACTAATGGATTCTACATTCTCATGATTCATAACTCCGCCATTCTTACGGAAATCATCTTCTTCTAACCAGTGTGCGACAGAGGTTGTGTGACCATCCTCAGTAGCATACCATCCTGCAACGATTTCTTTCTCTTCTCCTTCTGCAGGAATTGACATATCACATAGTTGCCAAAACTTCTCTGTGTTGAAAACAATGTCACTATCAATCCATAACTGATAGTCATACTCAAGACGACCATCCCATGGAGTTTGCTGAGGACCACGGAGAACATTTGCACCAAGTACCTTACAACGTGCAAAGTTAACCATTGATGAGTAATCTTGACTGATCTGAATACTCAAACCACTCTGTACCATATCAAAGCAGAGTTGAACAAAGTTCTTCAGAAATGTATATGAACACCCACGTCCAGGAAGACAGAATACAATTGTCTTACCTCTCATGCGTTCTTTGATTGCTGCAATGTCCCACTCTGCTTCTTTCTTCTTGGGGGCATTTGCTTTAACTGTAAATCCTTTAGCCATAAGATGAATTAACCTTCAAGATCAATTATAACGTTTATTATGTATATTGTCAATATCAGACTTACAGTCCTCTACTTTCAATATGAATGTTCGTGGCCACCCATGGGGGTTTTTACTAACTCCTCATATGACAAATCCTCAAGTTTATAGTCGGTGTGTAATAAACCAACCATTCCATTGAGGGCGTTCCATGTATTATTAAATTGTTGCTCAGTTAGATTGTTATATAAACACTCTTCCTTTGCATAGATGTGATAAACCTTTTCCATTGGTTTTTTACCTCCGGGAATTTTTTTTGGGCGCGGAATTTTTTTTTTGTTTTATATATCTAAGTCGAATTGTCACCTCTGTAGGTTAGGGTAGTTAAGCGTTTTTATCACGCCCCCCATAACGCAACAACAACGCCCCCATAAACACTGTCATTTCACTGATACTCCCAGTCTATCATATACGGGGCAGAGTGTCAACAACTGCCCCTCACTAAGTATTAGACACCGAAGTAACAATCAGAATTGATCTCAATGGTGTTCACTTTAGGGTCTCTGTAGTTAACACCGTCAGGAGTCGATAAGTCATTGAGATCACATCCTTCGAGCGCATCTACAAAGTCTTCATAGTTACCCGCAGCACCTGCAAGTTGATACAAACCCTCATCATTACCAATCCAGAGAGCAACATTCCAGGTCTCCCAATTTGTCCAACCGTTGTAGCGGGTGTCGGTGAGATCTGTCTGAAATGTTGTGGTCATAGAGGTTCGAGTCATGCTTACACTATAGGGACACTTTGCCCGACCCCCCTTTGTGATACCCAGAGAGAATGACTGTCAATTAGTACCCATAATTACCAATTGACGGGATTACTCAGATCCTCCACGTAGCTATCAATCACCTGCTCATTCCCCTCCAATTCAAAGAGGTTCTCCCAATCAATGTTGTGTGGGTTGAAGTCTTCCATCACCTCTAAATCCAGGGTGATTCTATAACGTTGCTTCTGTGCTTGACTGATAGCGACTGACATGAATCTGCTCCGAGAGTGATACTTTGTTATTATAGAATGAATGAGAGTTATTGTCAACGTGCCAATCAGTATTTATAAGAAACACTGATATTTTTGCGTTGTCAATCCCTGGGAAAACTTATGAGCGGGGCGTTGACATTTTCGCGGAGTGGTGATAGAATGCACGCTTAGATCACAAGACTTGAGCACATTAAAATCAACACTTTTCCACAGAAGTACACCTTAATACACAGATAAATGATACCTTTTCCACAGACTTGTGGAGAACGTATAAACAACCCATATACATTAATAAAACCTTTTTTAATATAAAAAAAGCATAATCTTTATGTATATGAGCAGAAAAGGAGGGTTTTTGACCCCCCGTAGTGTAATTCAGGACTCTTGCTGATAGTCAGTCAGACCCTCTAAGAATTGAAGAATCTGATTACCATTTTCACAAAGATTAAGTGCATTGATGATTGCTTGCTTAGTCATGAGTTAGAGTCAGTTAGAGTGAGTTTGTTCTGGATCTTGTCTTATCAGTAGAGTGCTTCGATTGCCTCCAGAATGAGAAGAATATCATTGCCATTCTGTGCAGATTCAAGAGCAGCAAAGAGATCAGACTTAGACATGAAAAGTGTTAGTTAGTGGGTTTGTGATTGGTGAGTTTTAAGTCATCACCAGGACTGTTTTAGTAATAGGTCTTACGCTGAATACTGTGCTGCCTATCGGTTACTTAGTGACTATGCAAAGATGAAGCCGTTAGTGAAATCATAGGTATTAAAGACTTTACTTTGTCCTGCCATTCCTACAAACTTATCAACATACCACTTGAAGTTTTTCTGATATACACACTCTCCGTCAACACAAAACTCATTACAAAGTGCATTGAGTCTGCTCTTTGTTGTATTAGACTGATAACCACCATCAAAGATCATCATATCAGTATCAGTAATTTCAGCAATCAAATTATCATGAAGGAAGACAGAAGTAACAACGCATTTGTCACCATCATTGAAGAAATTGACGACCTTTGTGTTACCACATTTCCAGTCAGTTTCAGACTTGATTGCAGCAATCATTTGCTTTTCGATCTTACGCATGATTTGTTTGAGTTAAGTGGTGTGGTGGGTTGCTGTCCCCTATACTATAGAGACACTTTAGGCGTCCCCCCTTGTTGATACCCTTTGAGTGATGATGGAAAAAATCGGCGTAGCGTAACTCGGAAGAACTCACATACCATTCATAAACTCATGAAGTTCCTGATTGTATTGTTCTTCAGTCTCAAATGTGCGACCATGAATAACACACGGAAACTCTTTCTTTTGAAACATTGTTGATGTAACTTCTACATCTTGTTGATCATAACCCATTTCAATTAGGGTGTTTACATAAGGATTGTTTGTCATAATTTGTTGATTGTACGTTGGATGGATTGATTGCGATCTTCGATGATTTGTGTCATATTGCTATCTAACATCTCAATCATAAGATTAGCTCCAAGAATAGCAAAGAGTGCAAGAAAGAAGATTCTCATTTGGTTTGGAAAAGTGTGGTTTGATTGTCTCTCATACTATAAGGACACTTTACACGTCCCCCCTTCGGTTCAGTCTTGCAAGAGGTGAGGATAATACTCTTCAACCTCTTCAATCAATTCATCAACCGAATACTTATCATAACTCTCATCCATATGATCATAAAGAATTGCCATCATTGTTTTAATATCCATGTCATCTAAGATTTCATTAATCATGTTTGCTTGAAGTGCATCACGATCAATAATGTTTTCTTGAGTTTCAGTCATGATTTGATGAAGATAAGATTTGATAAGTGACATTAATTAACTCATGTGATGAAGCGATTAGAGTAACTTAATCGCTTCACTGGATGAAACTTGTCAACCACAACATGCCATTGGAGAATACTCTTCGCGAGGCATTTTGTCAAGATTAAAATCAGTTACCTCAGAACCATTAGCAATGCGAGAATGCCAATCGTACTTTGCTTCGATACCAAGAATTGTGCTATATGATTTCATTCCATTAGCACGGAAAGTAACGCGACGAATGAAACGACGAACAGTAACTTTCATGCCTTTGACTTCATCAGCCTCAGCAATGAATGCCTCAGGGAAGTAATCAACGATCGTGGCAGAGTTGGTGACTTGCATGTTAGAAAAGAAAAATTGAACGGTGCCTATACTATGGAGACACTTTAGGCGTCCCC